TTCACTATCTGTTAATTCCTTTCCTTTTGTTATTTATACGACTTATTGATATGATTGTTTTCTTTTTTTAGAAAATCTTTCCTTTTGATTTTTTATTTGTAATAAATGACATATCATTTTTATCACTGTCATCATCATCTTTAAAGAAACTTGCCTTAAATGCAGAGTTATCATCACCATCATATTCAGTACCTACAACTATTTTTTTCATGGTAGATACATTGGGTAATTTTAATTCATTGACATTTATTTGAGATTCTACCGATTTGAACATTTCATCTAATATTCCTTCAGGTATAGTATGAGAACTAAGTACCATTAAATTAACATTTGATTTAAGATTAGTTATAATCTGTTCTCTGCTCATATGCTTTGCTTTCATATGTTTAACGATGATATTAGCTAAATCGGTAATATAACCATCTTCATATAAATACATATGAGATAACGTACCATGTTTTAGTTTAAATTCATCTATAATAGCAGTTGCTTTATTTTCACTAATACCAAACCTTCGCTGTTTTCCATTTTTAGATTTTGAAATATGCCAATAAGCAGGTGGTACGTTATCCCCTGAATCACCAGTTAAAACTTTACGAAAACGGAATTCTTCTGGATCTACTTCTATTACTGTAACTTGTTTTTTATCAATGATTGATGCAAGTAATTTTTTAGATTGAGCATCTGGTGTGGATGATGCTTTTAATACATCGAATATATCTTTAGATGTTTCTTCCTCCTTTGTTGTAAGCCATTCAGAGAATCCTTGGTATGTATACATTTTTTTATGCGCAGGTGAAAATAAAATTGTATGAGTACTATTATTATCACTCCTGTTTACTAATTGGACTAAATCCTTATCACCAGTAAACATAATAACTGATTTGTCATTTGCTAATGATTCAGTATTCCATGCATACATTAGATCATCACCCTCAGCTCCGTCTATTTTTGAAAAGATAACACCTTGCTTAACTAGTAGTTGTGTAAATTCATCAGTAACTTTAGAAAAGTTTTTCCAGTTAATAGAAGTATCTTGTTTACGGTTACCTTTATATTCTGCGTCTGGGTAAAAATCCTTTCTCCATGATCTTGAATCAATAGTCCATACTACTTTATCAATAAGGCCGTCAAATAATCTAATCTGATATGCAAAATCTGTTGCTAACTTTCTCATGAAAACTATAGCGTCTTCATCGGTAGCTAACATTCCTTCTTTTTTAGATTTTCTTGGTAAAACATATAATGTTCTAAAAAGAAAATAATTGCCATCTATGACAAAGGTATGCCTTCCTGTTTTTCTCATGGTATTGTATTTTAATATAATTATAACAAACTTTAGTTATTTTTGAAAGTTGTTTTTAATGTTATTTCTTCGCATTCATCTTTTGTTAACTGTTTCTGTCTTAGGTGATAATAAGTAGTAACCGCAGCTCCTAATTCAAAATAGTTAGTAAATTTATGTATTAATGCTTCTAGGAATTGTGCTCTCATACGCCATTTAATATTGATTGCAGTTCATAGATACACGCAAGCATTGATACCGCAGGATCTATTACTTGTTGTCTTTGTGATTGGTACTTGGCCACTGTTATAATTACTTGTGGTATAAACTGAATGTATGATGGCCTTTCTTGTTGGATGAATTCTACAAACTCAGCTCCTAAAGAAGATAAAACATCATCAGATCTATTTGCATAGTTAGATAACATATATTGGTAATTTTTTACAGGATCAGATTCATCTATAACCAAATCATAAATGTCTTTATAAACTGAACTAAATTGTTTTATATCTTCAACCGTTATGATATCTTTCCCTTGTGATTGAAATCCTTGTAACTGATTAAGCATAGTTCTTAGATCAGGAAATTTTCTTTTTACTAATTCTACGGCTGCATGTTTGTCAATACTAATACCTTCATCTTTACAGATTTTTAGAATCCTCATAATGTAACTTTTCATTATTTCAGTTTCTTCATCTTTAGAAAAATCAAAATCAATCATTTCAAATCTTGATTGAATTGGATCTGGTACTTTGTTGATATAATTACATGTTGCTACGAATCTTGCATTTGTTGCAAATTGATCCATAGTAGCTCTTAGTGCTTTAAAGAATTGATCAGATACACCATCGATCTCATCAAGTATAACTACCTTTAGTTTACCAGGTTCATCCATAATAGAACGATTAGCACAGAAGTCAGTTATTCGGTTTCTTACTACATCTACTGAAGTATCAGTTGATGCATTAATATAAAGATAAGGATGTTTAAAATGTTTTACTAAAACTTTAGCAGCAGAAGTTTTTCCTGTTCCTGGGCTACCATGTAATAGTAAATGTTGATAAACTCCTTTACTTAATTTATCGCCTACTCTTTTAGGTGTTATTAAATCCTCTAATACTTTCGGTCTGTATTTTTCGGTAAGTAAAATATTTTGTATGTTGCGCATTTATTGATTTATTTTTATATGCTAAAGTAGGAGAGTTGTTTACACTTAGATAAATATAAAAATAAGCAACCCCATGCAAAGAAATAGAAAAATTAGAAAAGTTATACAACAACCTATAGCAGTTGAGCATACTACAAATATTCACCGTCGCCAAGATGGCAGAAATTTCACAAAGTCTGTTCCTACTCCAACTGATCATGCAGCTCGGTTACCTATCAATAAAAGTGTTGGGTTTGTAAATTCAGCACAACCACCATTATCAAATATTAAATACACAACAATACAAAAGCGATTTGATGGGGAGACTGTTTATATTATTGGTGGTGGCCCTTCTTTAAAGAATTTTGATTTTAGACAATTGGCAGGTGTTAGGACAATTGCAATTAATAAAGCAATGTTATACCATACACAAACTGATGTTTTATACTGGACTGATGTTAGATTTTATACTTGGTATAAAAATGAAATAGATAATTATAAAGGTTTAAAGTTTGCACTAAAAGCTGGGAGTCAATATACAAATGACATTAGTATTTTGAAAAAAGGTAAAGCTCACGGCTTGGAAACAGATAGGCAAACATTGGCCCATGGCAACAATAGTGGGTATGCTGCAATTAATCTTGCTTATCATTTAGGAGCTAGGCGTATAATATTATTAGGGTTTGATATGGCGAGTGATGGCAAAGATGGGCATTTTCATGATGGTTATCCAACAAGAGCGGCTGGTGATAAAATGTACCAAGATAAATTCCTACCAGGATTTAAACAATTACACTCTGAGTTAAAAGATTCTGGGGTTACTGTACTAAATGCGTCTCCTTATAGTAAATTAACAGTATTTCCTAAAATAACATTGGAACAAGCATTAAGCTTTAGATGATCGCTTCGCATAGGTCATAAACTCCCTCTGTTCTTTCGTAAGGAGGTGTTTACAGTGTTTAGTAAACTTAATTGATGTATTAATAATTCTACCATCTACACTTCTATTATGTGAGCTATGGGCCTTAGAGCATTTACTACAAACGAAATTCTCAACCTTCTTTGAATCCATTCTAGCTTTGATTGGGGTTTTGCAAATTGCGCAATGCCAGTCAACAAGATCAGCATCTTTTTCTATTTCCTTTAGTGTCGTGAAGGTTTCTCTAAATGGATTCCATATAGCTTTGTTGACATTCTTTTCATGCCCGTTCATATCTTCTACTTTAAAGATTACCTCAAAAGCTTGAACATCAGATTCTAACCATTTCATATGACGGTTATTCAAAAGCAATTTTTGCTTCAAAGGCGGCAGGTTTTCTAGAAGAATACCATACCGCCTTTTATACCATCCAAAGTTTATTTTACGAACTTTATACATAAGGATTTTTATTTAATAATTAAACTCCATGCTCAATACTCCAAGTTTTTCCCATACCTGGACCGTATGCTGCCTCTAAACCAGACATATTAGTAGTTATAGCTTTTGCTAATTCTTTTTTACCAGCACTAGCAGCCTTGTCCCATGCTTTAATAGCAGCTGCTGATTCTTTGCTTTTAGTATCAAAGCCATTAGATAAATTCATGGGGCTTCTCCAAGATCCTGATAGTGTTGCAACTTTAGCAATTGCATCCTTTGCTTTCATTGCATCAGGGGCTGTATTAATATCACTATTAGATTTAAACTCTTTTTCTAACTTAGCTAATTTTTTTTCGTTACGTGCTATGAATCTTACCCTATCGGCTGCATTACCTTTTTTATGATCTATCATCTCTTGGCTATCAATTGCACCATCTATACCTAATAATGTATTTTCATAATCTATAACTTGCTTATCTTTAGCAATATCCTGGATTACTTTAAAAAAAGCCCATCCCCACTTTTCTAATGCAGCTGTATTTTTATATTCTTCAAATAGTTTTATATGTCTCATAATGTTTTATTTTTTTATAGTGTTTTATTTTTTTATAGTGTTGGTCTTAGTCTTTTGAATTTATCAGAAATAGATTCAACTAAAGGAACATAAGATTCAGTGACAGATTCTTTTTGCATAGCACCTAGCTTCTTTTTAGCATCAGCTTCCTTTTTCTTAAGTTCAGCGATGTCTTCTTTACTATCTTCTATACGTTTGTTTATCTTTTGGATTGCTTCATCTGATACTCTACCAAGTTTTTTATCTATATTAGCCTGATCTAATTCCTTCATAGTCTTAGTCATAGTAGCTCTCTCATCTTCAATACTTTTATTATATCCCTTGATATCAGCCTCTAATTTAACAGAGTCATCGCCCTCAACTGGTTCAGACTTTCCTAGTTCTTGTTTCTTTGTCATCAATTTACCAATATCATCACCTAGCCCCTGTACCAATTCTTTGTTATCTTCTAGTTTTGCCTTTTTCTGCTGTGCTTGTTTAAATTTAATTTCAGCATCAATTTTGCCAGCCTTATCTTCAGGATCTATGGCATCAAATGCAGCTTTAGCCGTATCAATAGCAACCTGAGCTTTTTCAATAGCCTCTTTACTGTTACCAGTATCCTTAACCTTTGGAGTATCCTTATCATCAGTAGTTTTTTCTTTTGGCTTCTCTGTAGATTCATAATCTTTCAATGCATTAGTTGCATCGCTTACTTTACCAATCAATGCTTTTTGTTTAATCTTTAGCTGTTTAGCCTGTTCGCCAGTTGCAGCTTTTATTACTATTTTGTTAGCAGCTAAACTGGATTTAGTCTTTGCTAATTTGACAACTTGCTTTAAACCTGGTGTAGTTGCTAAGTCGTCCATCCTTGTACCAATATTACTTTGTATATCTTTTAATGCATCATTCTTTTTAGCATTAGTTATCTTCAAAACATCTGTCTCTTTTTTGGTATCAGATCCTGCTAGTTTCTTTGCATAATCAACATCATTAAGTGCATGTGCTACTTTAGCTTTCTGAAACTTTTTGGCGTTGTTTTTAATCTTTTTCCATTTAATTGGATTCTTAACAGCATCGACTAGACCCTCGTTAATGAATTCACTATATGTTTTTAGCTTTGGCATAATATTAGTTTTGATTTTATTATATATTTGAGTAGTATTACAAAAACAAAAAGGCCACCCCGAAGGATGGCCTTTTATATAAAGTATTAAAGTATTCTTCTAATTAGATTAGAGAAACACCTACGAACTCAAAGTTCATTGTGTAATACATTAACTCAGGGTTAAATCCTGCATCTACTAAAGCAAATCTAGACTTAATAGCGATTTTCGGCGCCATTGTTCCTTCTGCGATAGTTTCTACAGATTCAGCCATTAGATATGGCATAAATACCAATCCTGGAGAATTACCATCACCTTTACGACCTACTGCAACAGTATAGTCATTAAAAGCTCTGTTTGGATCAACATAAATTGTTACCCCAGCAATTGCACCGATTGGATATAAAGATCCACCAGCTTGGTTAACTGTATTAGATAACGGATATGCAATAAATCCAGCTACAGATTGAAGAGCAGTTGCCATTTCTCCACCTGTTACTGCAAACGTTGCAGGTCCTCTACGTCCTCTTGTTGCAATCAAATTAGATGCAGCAAGAATCTTAGTATAAATTCTACGTTGTAATGATCCTTGAGTTTCACCACCAATACCAATCTGTGTCTGTACCGGGAAAGGTGCAGGTGCAGCATTTTGGTTACCGTTAGTAGTATTGTTAGCTCCTAACGCAATAGCAGTTCCAGCTTGTGCAGCTTGGTTGTTAAATTGTTGAGATAAAACAGTACCATTTACAGCTTGAGTATTAACAGCATTTGTTACTCCATTTCTGAAGATTCTGTCCAAGATGTATTTGTTGATAGATTGAGTTAACTCATTTACCAATACAGCTTCAACTTGAGCGACAGCATCAATTCCGAATTGCTTCAGATCTTGAACTTGTTCTCTAGTCACAGCAGCAGCAACTTGGAAAGTTTCAGCAGCTACAGACTTGTTGAATAAACTTAGTCCCATTACATTATCAACAGTTGCTTCACCTACACCTCTAGAGTATGGGCTTAAACCGTTAATATTCTCAGTACCAAAAGCAGGTCCGCCAGTAGCAGGATCGTTAGTTGGTTGGAATGCATTACCAGAGAAACCAGTAATATGGTCTTCTAAAGCTTTTACTAATCCTAAACCAGATCCACCAGCAGCTGTAGCACGTACAGTAGCAATTGCATTACTACCAGCAACACCTAATCCGATGATTGCAGTACCTAATGCAGGTCTTACACCATTTACTCTTGGTAGTCCGAAAATATTTCCAGCCTGTACAATTGAATTGTAAATAGTTCCAGAAGCAGTTTCAGCACCTTGTGCATAGTCAAATCCAGAGTTACCAGCAGTTCCAGCAGCAGTATTTAATGCTGTTGTATTAGCTCTTACTCTAAATATTTGTAAACCGTCTATTCTTGAAGCTCCTACGTAAGTTAATTCGTAAGCCGCACCTGGTGCTTGAGCAACAGTTGGAATAGCGATTGGATCAGCATAGTAAAGATCGTTTACTGCAAATGCAGATGCATCGATGTTAGCAACACTAAATTTGATCATTAATGGAGATGCAGTTGTATCTAAAGCGCCATTTAATGGAGCTCCTGATCCTCTACCACCACCATATACAAAGTCAAGGTAAGTTAAAACTCCCATTGGGCCTTGCATTGGTACTACAGGTACTAAGTCTAAACCGATAGTCTGAGCTGCTACTTGCATTGCAAGTGGTAACAGAGAAAATGGTCTGTCACCAGATCCAGTAGTTTGTGAAGGGAAACTGTTCATTGATCCAGGGTTTCCTGGTAATGTTGCGTTCCCCATACTTTGAACATTCATGTTCGGGTTAAGGTGTACAGTATTATAAACACTTTCATTAAGGTTATGGTAATGACAATACTTAGACATCCAAGATAACTTAGATTTTTCAGTAATACCAGTACTTTCCTCAATGATAGGTGCCCATGTCTTCTGAACCTCAGCCTCATTGATTAATTGATTTGCGTACATATTAAATTTTTATTTTCGCGTTTTGTGAAACATATTTTTATGTTTCGTTTTATAATCGCCTGAGCTCTTTTCTTCTTAGCTATTCGATTAATATTATTTTAGATTAAGTTATCTACCTAATCTGAATTTCATTTGTTTTATTAAATTTGCTTGGTAGCTTTCATTTACTAATGGCTCAGATTTTATTTGAGCAGCTTCCCCTGCAGTTTTACTTTCGTTTAATGATTCTGAATTCATTTGAGTACTTCTCATATCTCTCGTTTGCCAGAAATTAGTAATGGCATAAGGATTATTTAAAGAATGAAATTTAGATTCAGAAATAATTTGTTCTTGTCTGTTCTCAGAAAGGTTATCCCATTTAGAACGGAATTTCTCTGGCATATTTTCAATAAAGTCAATTGCCTTTCTTTCAGTAATAAAACATGATTCCCAAACATTCTCTGCTTGTACATTTGACATAACTGAATTTGAATTCATTGATTCAACTAATAGAACTTTTTTATCATCAGCTAAAGAATCAAATTCGTTTCTTTTAGATTCTGATAGGAAATTCATAAAGTGCATTTCAGTAAGGTTTTTAGTTTCTGCTTTAGAAATTAAGTTAGCTAATTTTTCACTGATAGTATCTTTATAAGTTTTAGTATCTTCTTTAGTTATAGTTGATTCATTTATTGATTCCTCGATAGTAGCTTCAGTCTTTTCATTGATTGATGTTCCTTCTGCAACATTTGCATTTTCTGCAATGTACTCAGAATATTTAATAGATTTATTTAAACCTTCCCCAAGATATTCAGAGTAAGCAATATTTTGATCAACCTTCTCAGCAACATACTCAGAATACTCAATTCCTTTTTCTAAGCTTTCACCTAAGTAATTAGAATATGCAATTCCTTTATCTGCCTGTTCTGCAACATGCTCAGAATATTGAATAGATTTGTCTAGTTCTTCACCTAAGTAAGATGAATAGTTTTTAATTTTATCTACATTCTCTGCTAAGTAGTCAGAGTAAGAGATACTTTTATCAAGGTTTTCCGATAAGTATTCAGTATAATCAGTTACCTGATTTACTTTCTCTGCAATATGTTCAGTATAAGTAACTAACTTTTGAAGTAGTTCATCACTGTTTGAATTGGCAGATTCCTTAACACCGTCTAATGTAGTCTTTACATATTCCGTGTACTTATTGAAATCCTCAACGGTTACAAAGTTTCCTGAGTTATTTTCCATTGTTAGATCTGTTTTATTTGTTTTATTTATTTCATCTTTAGAATCATCCATTTCGTAAATGTATAAACCTTCAGTGTCTTCGAAACCATAAGATTCATTTACTCTAGCAAGTTCAGCATTTTCAAATCCTGGATCAGCTACTAAATCATATGTAAAGAATTTTTTAATTTTAACTTTACCAGCCTCATCAACAGTACCAGCAGCTCTACTTGAAATATGCAATGGAATACCATCTTCTATTAATGCTTGAGCTTCCTTTCCTTTTGATGTATTTAATAATCTTATTCTTCCTAATACTTGTTTCTTATCTTTATCGTATTCTAAATCTTCGATAACATGAGAGACATTTGATAAACTAATATCAAAATCTTTAGGATGATCAAGCTCACCTAACAGTTTGTTAGTTTTTACTTTCGCTTGTAATTCTTGAATATGAGGAAGAACTTCAGCTTCTTCATATATTCTATTGTTTTTATTCTTTACTCCAATCTCAGTAAACACTCCTTCTAATACAACAGAGCCATCGGCATCTTTTGACATTGTTAGGTTTGACTTAGATCTTTCTAGAATTAAAAGTTTCTTATTAGACATCTTTCTAGTATTATTTGATTTATATATTACAACTCTTAATAGTTTTTAGATTCCAGCTAATGGGTCCTCATCCATTCCATCAGATTTTTTCTCTGGCTTGAAATCGTCCTTATTAGCACCCAACAGGATCTTTTCTATATCTTCTTCTTTAAAACCTTCAGATCTAAGATCCTCGCGTTCTTTTGCTCTTTCATTTGCTTTGATATCATCACGAGTAAAACCACCATATCTCTTAATCAAGAATCCTAAATCAAAATATGGTATTTCCTCCATTTCTGCATTCATTGTACTTAATTGAGTTTTTAGGTTACCGATAAAATCAACTCGTTTTGTTTGGAGTTCCATTTCTTTCATTTCTTCAAAAACATTATCCTTTATAAAATCTAGCCCTAAACCAGCTTTAAACGCAATATCGTTTTTTAATTCTGGGTGATTAAGACACATTTGAAGATATACAGGTTTAACTAATATTTCTTGGAATATAGATCTTAATCTTGAAATAAACCGCCCAAACTTAATTTCATCCCTTAACATACCACTTGCTTCCATATCATATGTATTACCACCTTCTTTATCAAACCTGGAAAATGGAATTTTTGATGCAAGCTGTAATTTATCAGAAAAGTATTTTAAAGATTCAGTATCACCTAGATCTGGTCCATCACCACCTATTGTAGTAATCTCTGGTGTTTCGCCATCTTTAGAAGGTAACCAATATTCCTTATTGAATGGCATCATTGGTTTACCGTTTGTTTGTATTTCCCCACTTTCAAAGTTAAAGTCTACTACCTCTCGGTATGAATTCATTAATGTTGATAGTGATTGTTTTGCTCTAGTTTTAGATTTACCCCCAACTGGAATAGTAAACTGAGTTTTAAACGAAGCATTTGATACAGCCCAGATAATTCTACTGTGCTCCATTATTCTTAATAAGTTAAAAGATCTAATTAATCTTTCAGTATATGATATTCTCATTGGTGAATTAACCTGTGAGTATGAAATATAAATTATTTGTGAATCCCATAATGTTCTTTCCTTTGCACCTTCACCTTTATATTGAACCCAAACTTTTTTACCATCATCAGTATCAATACCTGGCATTAATGATATTGGATCTAATTCTTTAAAACCAATAATCTCAGTTTGCTTATCATTATAAACAATTTCAAATGCAAGGAATCCATCAATTAACCATTTCCTAAAATAGTTCCAGGGTTGTACTGCATCATTAAAACCAATGTAGTTGTAGATATTATTATATACATCACTTATTTCTTCCTCGATAGATTCTCCGATATGACCATTAAAGTTAGCATAAGCCATATAATTTGATTCATCAAACACAATAGCCTCATCGGTTAATACATCTAAGATATCCTCGATCTCATCTTGTACTGCGAATGTTCTAAGTTGATCTCTCTTTCTAGTATAATCTTGATCAAAAAATGCAATATTTTTCTTTAGATTAGTATCAGTTAATGACAGTGCAGCAAATGCACCATACATATCATCGCCATCGGATCCCATTGGATTAAATGAATAACCCATTTGATTTTCAGTAAAACCTACTGCTCTAGAATTACGAATGATCATATCATCATAAGCCATTCCTAGACTTGAAAGATCTTTTAGAATCTTTCTTACTGGATTACCGGTACTTAATGGACCTCTTCTATCTGTAAAACCTGCCATATTCTTGTTTTTTATTAGTTTATATATTCTTGTAGTAGAATGATTGTGCTTGGTTTATATTTCCACCAAAAAATTGATCTTCGTTATTCACTGCTCCAACATACCAATCGTTATAGCCTATTACATAAGGATCCTTCATCCGGTC